TCAACTACTGGAAAGGTGGACGACACGCGCATTTGGTAGAGTATGGTTTTATTGCTAAAAATGGCGAATACGTGCCAGGATACAATCTAGTAAAAAATACATACGAGGAAACAAAAGAAAAGGTAATTAGTAATCTTATAGAAGAATTTAAAAGAGAAACTGATAAATTATTACGTGAAGTAGCAAGATGACAGGTGACGTATCTATATATAATCTTCTCAATGACGAAATAGGCAATGTCTACTTCAACAAGTTTGCGCAGTCCGTTAAACTTGACGAGCCTACGCCTAAGATTCTGATAAAGAACATAACGCACAACAACGCCGGAAGCAAAGACAAACTGGGCCGTGACGAATTCACCTACCGGGTTGAAATTATAGGAACTAATTACATGAACATTAGCGACACAGCTAACGAAGTACGCGCGTTAATGGGCAATCATACAGATGAGGCGGTCTATTTAATTGATTACGATACGGCAATTTACGACACCAATGAAACTGCCGAAATACATAGAATTATTCAAGATTATAGGGTCTTTGTAAATGAAGTAAATGTTAGTTAAAATAGTATATTTAAAGGACGCGAACGGCTATAAGGCCGGCCAAGAGTGGGCAATGTTGCTTAGTTATGCGGAGAGGTTCCAACGCGAAGGGGTAGTACGGATATTAGACGGTGATGTCGACAGATGGGTACTACCACCACAACCAGAAGAGGAAGAAGAAGAGGAAGACGAACCGACAGAACCACAAGAAGAAGAAGGAAGTTTTATGAGATTTTTTAACAATAAAAATAAATAAGATATGGCAACAACAGGGATAGTCAATGGTCACTACCTCAGATTTTTCGACGGCGGAACGGCTATTGCGAAGGCAACTAGTTGTACGATCTCTTTTTCTGTCGGTATGCGTGAAACGGCACATAAAGATACCGCAGGTGATGGCGGTGGATGGCGTGAAGTATCACCAGGACAGAAGTCAGGTACAGGATCTACGGAAGGATTGTACGCTGAGGACACGAACTCATTCGCAACGTTGTACGACAAGATGATAGCGGGAACATCAGTGGCTCTCACATTCACAACTGGCGAATCCGGTGATGATGTTTACTATGCAACTGCCTACATCACATCAATGGAACTGAACGCGCCAAACAACGAGAACGTTACGTACAGCATTTCATTTGAATTCTCTGGCGAAGTAGTAAGATCATAATCATGGTAGTAATCAACTCAGTAAAACACCACCCACGGGTTAAGAATTCCACACTACTGCTATTCGCGGCGGCTGAAGGTATTGATCTCGGAAAGATTGACAAGGTACTTGCCTCGTTTAATTACGACATCGCAGTTAAGTTGTTTGTGTTTGCCGTCCAAAAGGAGGGCGGCAATTTAACGGCTGATGAAGTTCATGAAGAGGTAGATCAAAGGATAGACTGCTTTACGGAACTGATGACCTACGTAGCGACTCAGTTGAATCCGGATGGAGTGGGGGAGCAGAAGCCGGGACAGCCCGGCAAGAAGAAGACGGCTGCCTAAGTTTTGGAATGATAAGGTCAAGGGCGTTCTATTACGGAATGTCCTTGACCGATTTTTATGAAGCAACACTTGGTGAAACATTTGAGTACATCCATTCACGAGGTCAGTACGAAAAGCTAAAGTTCGAAAACGAATGGAAAGTGATGAGATGGCAGTCTACGCTGATGCTGAACATGATGAGTAGCAAGGGGAAGACGTTCAAGCCGGAAGACCTATTCACATTCGATGACGAGTACACCAGGCCAAAGATTGCGCCAGACTCTCCGGAGGCTGAGGCGGTGTTCAAAAAAATGGAAGAAAAATATAAACAGCGATGGCAGTCAAGATTGGAGACGTAACGATACGAATAGGGGCAAGTACAACCGAGTTAGAGAAAGACCTGCGGAAAGCGGAACGTGCGTTGCAGGCTACGGCGCAGAAGTTTACTGCAATCGGTCAGAATCTGACGCTAGGCGTAACCGCTCCGGTACTTGCTGCTGGTGCTGCGGCGTTCAAGATGGCATCTGATTACGAGGAGTCCTTGAACAAGGTTCGTGTAGCGTTCGGTAGTTCATCGTCATCAGTTGAAGAATTCAGCAAGACTGCAATAGATTCTATTGGACTAGCAGAACAGTCAGCTCTTGATATGGCTGCGCTATTTGGCGATATGGCTACATCAATGGGACTGACAAGACCAGCAGCCGCCGAGATGAGTACGTCCCTTGTACAATTGGCTGGCGATTTGTCTTCATTTAAAAACATAAACATTGAAGAAGTAACAACTGCGCTCGCGGGAGTCTTCACTGGGGAGACAGAATCCCTGAAGCGTCTCGGTATAGTAATGACTGAGGCTAATGTACAGGCGTATGCTTTGGAAAAAGGAATAAAAAAGAAACTCAATACAATGTCTCAAGCCGAAAAGGTGGCATTGAGATATGAGTACGTTTTGAACGCAACTAAAAACGCACAGGGAGACTTCGCACGGACAAGTGATGGCGCAGCGAATCAGATGCGCGTAGTATCGCAGGCCGTTAAGGATTTGGGAGCTGATTTCGGTAAAATACTTCTTCCAGTAATTACGCCACTGATTAAGTCAATAGCTGATGCAGTTAAAAGATTTGCTAATTTAGACGAAGCAACTAAAAAAACAGTTATAACAGTGGCGGCATTGGCTGCTGCGATAGGCCCTGTATTAATCGTATACGGAAAGTTAAATAGCTTATATGGTTCAATAGCGACTGGAATTGCACGAGTGACTGCACAAATGATAGCGAACGCGGCAGCTACAGCGGCAGCAAACGGAACGGTAGCTACATTAACAGCATCTACCGTAACATTTGGAACTACACTAAAGGCTGCAATTTCTTTTCTTGGGCCGTATGCAATCGCTATAGCTGCTATTGGTGCAGGAATATACGCGCTATACAAAAACTATGAAAGTGCCAGCAAAGAGTCAAATAGACTTAACGAAATAAATGGAAGAGCAATTGAATTAATTGCTGAAGAAAAATCAAAAACTGAGTCACTTATAAGTGTACTTAGAAATGAAAACGCCACAAAAGAAAGAAAAGAAGGCGCGCTAAAAAAACTTCAAGAAATAGCGCCTCAATACTTTAAAAATCTTTCTCTTGAGAAAAGTAGTATTAATGAAATAAACAAAGCGTATAATGAATACAATAATAGTTTAGAGAAAAATATACGCGCACAATTAGGTAGGGAGGATTTAAAGCAGCAAATAATACAGGAAGAGCAGTTGCGGAAATCAATAAAAGAGCGCACTTCCGAAATTGAAAAGTTAAAAAAAGCAACATCAAGAAACACCACAACTGGGAGTATAAGAGAAGGAGGAGGAGCCGAGCAAATATCACAACTTGAAAAACTTAAGGATTTATATAACGACCGGAGCGCGGAAGTAAACCAGTTGAATGCAATAGTCGCGCTAAAGGAAGAGACAAAAAAATACATAGATAAAAATACAGATCTTGTAGATTCTACCAATAAAGTTACTACGACATTTGAAAACGTAGGTGGCGCCACTGATGAGTACACCAAGAAAATAAAGGACTTAAACGATCAGTTAAGGGACAATGAGAAACTACTTGCTGCTGGATTAATTTCAGGGCCAGAAGCTGCCGTAGTACAGTTGGGTATTTTACAAAGTAAACTAGAAACATTAGTTTTATCAGGACTTGATCCTGCGTCGAAAGCAATAAAGGATGTAAAGGACTCTATAAAAGAATTAAGGTCAGTTGATACTCTTGAATTGCTCCCATCTACAGATCCTGATGCATCGTTCGGTAAGGCAATTGGGCTTTTAGAGGGTGAACTATTAAAAGGAGGGAATGCTGCAAGCCAGGCGACTGCAAAAATACTTGCAGATACTGCTGGCAAAATTCAACAATACTACGTCGGCATAGGTGAGGGATTTGTAGATTTAACCGGAAAGTTTAGGCCTTATGTTGATGAAATTGCAAAAGTTGCTGTTGATATTACACAAATTGTAAACTCAGCAATATCATCTTCATTAGAATCTGTAGGCGTTTTGATTGGTAATTTAATATCAGGCGATGGCGCAGGATCATTGAAGCTTTTTTTTAATAGTATTCTAACCGTCGTTGTGG